AATACCGCATCAACCGGTGTTCTGTAAAAGTCACGGTCTGCACGGTCTCTCTTTCTCATATGTTCCAATCCTTATGGTTGTTCAGGCCATTGTTTCTAACAGTTTCTTCGTCAAGAAACAGCCAATTGCTTCTCAGCTTGATCTTACCCGTCTTATTGATAGAGCATGAGGGTGTGGTCTTTGAACCAGCTTTGCCAGCAGACGGCTTCGGCCAATCGTTTTCGGTTAGCTTGTCAGTGTATGTAATGCCAACAATGAACGGCACACCATTCTTCCACATCCATATGACATTCAAAACAGAGGTCGTATAGACATGGTGAGCAGATGCATTCGTATCAATCTTAGCATCTTCGGCAATGAACTTTGATTTAACATCAAAGCCACCCTTCTTAAAGTCTTCTAATGTAGGAGACTCTAGCCACTTTTTAGCTTCTTTTGTATTGGGAAGAATGTCGGGATAGCCATCCGGATGGGGATTCGTCTTCAAGTCATCCGATTCATCGACCAACATTTGTGCAAATGCTTCGCCAATCCCGCCCGAGATATTTCTCATCGGAACATAGTTCGCAGGATCATACTTATGCCGCTTTTTGTAGGCATCTTTAAATATGGCGTGTGATTTGTTTAAGACTTTCTCAAGCTTGTCCATATCGAACTTATGGACAGGCGAGAACTTTAGATAAGCCTTGTTATTCCGTAAATAAGCCATGACTTATTCCTTTTCCTCAGCGACTATAACTTCTATTATACACTAAGGAAAAGGAATGTCAAGGACTTTTTTGTTGTCAATCAATGCTCATAAAAATCGTCAACCTCATCAAAGTCATCCGTGTGTTCCATCCAGGCTTTCTTGAGGTTCTTGATGGGACGCTTTTTGTTAACATCGGTTTGCGGCCTTTCGAGTCGCTTACCACCATACTTCTTATCTTCCTCATATAGTTCGGCATATAGAGGATCGTGCTTGAAACTAGGAGACTTGTTTTTCATATCATGCAACCCTATAAAGTTTAAGTCCTTTAAGTTGAAGGTTATCACTCCAGGCTCGGAATGACGGACCATGTCCGAGTGGTTCATTGAATGTATGTTGGAATAAGTGTATCATTTCATGTGCTAGAATTTCTACAAACTCCTTCTTGCTACTAAACACCTTTGTCATTACTAGGATCGATCCTTTTTCTTTATCTCCTGGCCAGTAGAGAAAAAGAGCATGGACCCCCCTCGGTCGACCAATACGTATTTCATCGAACTCGGATAGTTTGTTGCCGAAAATTTGTTGATTAAGTATGACGAACCATTCTTTGATGTCACCAATTGTTGGGCGGTATTTGGTACTGTCATACGCCAACTCCTTTAGAAGTTTACGATTGTGGTAGTAGTCCGGGGAACGCTTCATTGACCAACAACGGGGTTAGATATGGAACATTTAAATCTTTCTTGAGCATACCAGCAAACACATCGGCTTCCTTTTCCTCAAGAGACTCCAAAATCTGAATTAGAATTTCAGTCTTTCTCTTATCGGTTAGGTCAGGCGACACTCGTGGGTTACCCTTAACGAAAAGATATACCCGTGATAAAGCCTCAGTCATATGTCCGTAAGACATGCCAGCAGGCATTTGTTCACGCTTGAATGCAGGAATCTCAGTCACAGTATATTGAATGTCTGGGTTGAATGTGCCTAGCAATACATTTCGTAGTGCATAGGAGTCATTCTTACGGAGAACATCGATCCTATCCTGCTTTGTCTTAACATTGCGAAAGTCATCTAGGACTTCATAGATATTTTTGATTGCCATTGTTTCCTCTAAAAATCGTTTATGCTTTCAATCATCACTTTAAGGCCTTTGTCAATAAAGTAATTAAGCATCTTCTCTTTTGACGCAGGCTTAGCGTTATCAAAGGCCTCTACAATCTTCGCCTGTATCTCATTAGGTATATAGTCAAAATCAACCAACATCTGATTACGCTTATAACCACGAAGCATATCATCCGTAGTGCAAAACTCAGTGGCATCCTTCTGCACCCATTCGTTAAGCTTTTTGCTATTTATGGGCTTCTGTCTTTCACCAGCAGCGAATGTATTGTCAGCAGATAGAAAGTTAGGAATGCCATCGCCACGATCACCCTTAATGATATGCTCCTTGATAAACACGGAGGGATTATCAATCTTGATGAACCGCTTTAGAATAGGAGAATACTGGGTGACATTGGGATACTTCTGCAACTGACCGAAGTCCTTGTCACTTGAAAGAATGAGGACCTGATCATGGTTTGCATAACGAGCCGATAGGACTGCAATCACATCGTCAGCCTCGGCACCATCAACATCGATAACCCTGTAGGGGAAATATTCTTTTAGTTCGTCACGGATACGATTGAGAGTATCGAAGATCAAACCCCAATCAAGGCCCGAAGCCTCACGGTCGACCTTACGCTGCGACTTATAGAAGGGAAAATAGTCACGACGCCAGTAATGCTTAGAGTCACAGCAAAGCACCACATTAGGATACTTAGACTTGAACTGGCGCACATTTGAGCGAATGGTATTGATGCACATATGGCGAATCAATGCCTCATTCATTTCGTTTTCTTTTGTAGCAAACTTGAGGTGCTGCATCAAGTTTGAGATTAGAACCTGATTGAGGTCTACAAACATGTAAGACATAATATATTCCTTTTTGAGCGTAGATTTATTCTATCACTCTTCCTCTTCGGTGTCAAGACTTTCCTTTGCTTCGGAAAGTTCTTTTATCACCGTTTCAATCCGTTCACGGAGGTCTTCCTTAGACATATCCTCTAGATCACCCTCGATTACGGTAATGTTCTTATCAACAAAATCGTGCAGGTGATGGTCGATATCAAACTGTCTATATACGGCTGCCTTTAGTGCATCCACAACTAGGATAAAGTCTTTAGCAAACTGTTTGTCCTGTACCTCGACATAGTAGTTATCCAGTTCTGTAATGATAAGACCTGTAATTTCATCCACAATTGTATCGGCCAGCTTTTGATCTGCCTTCGCCTGCCGAGCCTTTAGATGCTCCTCGGGCACTTCACGAACGACCTTATTCTTTGGAAATTCTATTACCTTGTCTGTCATTTTTATTCCTTATTTCTATGTATGTACCATACAAGATAAGGCCAACGGTGATGACACCGGTAGCCATACCAAGATAGATCATAAACCAGATGCAATCAATGATCATTTCACCACCCGCAGTAGGATTGTATCCATGTTGATACGACCGTTAGCCTTAGCTTCTTTTGTTGTGATATTGTCCATAACCTTGCGAAGATAAATCTTACCACCTTCAAGCAGAGGCTTGATTACTGCTTCGGGTTTACGAAGTTTTTTGGTGATAGAAGTAGCTTCATCATATCCCGTAATGGTAGTCCCTCGGACACTAAGGCCCGAATGACCCACGGCATTATACACAGATAGATTGCGAGTTTTAACATTGAACACCCAAAGTTGTTCAGCACCAATAATAGTCTTGGGATCGACACTCTTAGCATATAGACAATCCTCGTGTTCGACACAATAACTCATTTTAGCCACTAGAACATGGGCAGGCTTCACCTTCTTCTTACGGGGCTTGCGAACAGCCTGACCCGCAGAATCCAGTTCAACCATATGATCAATGATACGCTTTATGAATAGAACCATGATCTTAAGAACCGGCTTACGCCAGTGCTTATACGAGTCAGCCAGTTCTTTGTCTTTGCCTTCGATGGCCTGACAGATTTCTTCGTATTGAGGACGGAAGTGTTCTGCAATCCTCTTCGCAATTTGCGGTTTAATTCCCTTCTCAAGGGTCCACTTCTTAACATCAAACTGAATAACTCCTTCTTGAAAGAAGACATCCAGTTGTTCTTCCAGTTCACCGATAAGATCGGATGCCTTGTGATTGATACGATCTTGGATCGAGATTACCTTCGTGACGGGCGCTTCCTCTCCTTCAACCACTTCATCGCTTCCTGATGCCGAGGATGCGAAGGATCGAATACGCTCAATCGTTGTGTCCCAGAGATTATCAGGGAGAGTGGACCCTGCTTCAAGGAGTCGGCAGTTCCATCCGATCCAGTTGTTGAACTCATGGGGCTTGACTCGGGAGAGTTTGGTAATGATTTCTTTATCATACTTGATAGACTTGAGGTAGGAGATAGCGAACTTGAGAGAATCCTCGGAAGAATAGAAGTAGTTAAACCAGGTGTAGGCATTAGATAACTCCACCTGTGTAGAGTCCTCAGTAAGGCTCGGTTCGGGACCGAGATACTTTTCATCAGTGAACTTGGGGCGGCGAACAGCGGTAGCCTTTTTCACTTTTTTCTCCTTATCCGAAGATGTAGCCATAGTCCTTGAACTCGTTGATAACACAAATTCCGTCTTCAAGGTATCCATAATCATAGCCCATTTCCTCGGCCTTGTCAAGAGCCTCATTTAAGGAAAAGAACACTTCTGATTTTTCAAAGACGGATTTGATTGTCTGAATGTCGCCATCATAACGGAAAGTTTCCTCATTAAACTTACCGTAAATGGAATCGATAGCATGAGCATAAGCTACCCGATATTCGGGACCCTTTTCACTCTCGGTGAAAAGGACATAGATTCCGTTATCAGCAGACATTATTCTTCCTCCGGAAGATGATTAGAGAAAAAGGTGAAGATAACCAGACGGAAGAGCCAATGTAGCATGAAAGGTGCCCAAAGCGGCGATAGAGCCGCTACCCAGGTCCAGTCATCAAGATGGCCAGTTAGTTTAAGACCGATAAACAGTAGAGCAAGAGCATCCATGAAATTCACAGGTGCCTGACTTGGGCTCAGATTAATCACTCGCACATTTTCTAGCTTGTTCATGTTCATCTAATTACTTCCTCTTTTGACCTTTAGTCCGACGCATCTTGCGCTTTGTAGATCCTACCTTACGACGACCCTTGCGAGGTCTATTCTTATGTGGCCACGGCATATATCACTCCTTCAATAGTTGCTTCACGGAATCAAGACGAAAGGAGCGCCAGCCACCTGCATCGATATCCCATACTGCTTGCACATTGTCATTTAGCTGCCGAGCATTCTTTGGTACCTGACCATCATACTCGGAAAGCATAGCAGGCTCAACCTGCGGAACATATAGATCGGAAAGTGTGGCTCGCATAGTGCGTTCCGTTCCGTCTGCCTTTTCAAAAACAACGGTAACAACACCGTTCTTTAGGTCTTCCTTTAGAGCATACTTATCAATCATCTTCTTTCTCCCACTCATAATCTTCATCTGCTTCATAGACATAAACATCACAGGAAAAATCTTCGTTTACCATTTCGAGCATGGTCGTTTCGGTTTCTCCATCGGAAACTTTCGTTTCACGCAACCATTTATCGGTACCGACACATGCATCAGCATATGACGGATAAGTTCCAATTCTAACAGTGCCTAACATAGCAGATTCGAGTTCGGATACCCACATGCTTTAGTTTCCTTCGCTGAACAATTTTTCTAACTCATTATAGCCCCCAATATACTTTTTGTCAAGTGTTATTATTGGGAAAGTTCGAGCGTCAGGAAACATTTCCAGGATAGTATCCCGATCAAAATCCTTACCGAGTTTATACTCAGTAAATTCCTTGGCCTTTAGTTTCAGTAGTGTTCTCGCTTTATCGCAAAACACACACTGGTCTTTTGAATACACTGTAATCATTCTTCCTCACTTCTTTTTCACATGGGACTTTCTAACTCGCACCATAATCCATTCGTTATAGTATTGCTCGGAGATTAGCGCATCCCTATCAAACTGTTCCTTAGCCTCATAATACGACGCTTCGCCTTTGCTCTTACATAGACGGATGATTTCTCGGGTGAACTTCTCCTTACCGAAGATTTCCACGTGGTGTAAAAGTTCTTTATTGCTGCCATAGTAATCCTGCCAATCGGAGTCGACCTGCTTCTTTACTCGCTTACCTTTCTTCTTGGTAGTGCGAGTGAATTTGAATAGTTTCTTCCCAATATATTTTCGCCCTGTAGGAACACAGGTGATGCAATATACGAAAGCTTGATAGCCTTCTGGGATTTCTTCTAAGGGTTTGTTCTCGTATGTCCATGTCATACGAGTATATAGTTATTCTTCGTAGTCTTCTATTTCAGGCGGAAACTTCTCGTTAAACACCTCATCAAATGCTGGATCGATATCAAGATAGCCGTCCATGCCTTTGATATCAAACTCCTCAAGCACTTCTAAAAGAACCCTATAGACTTGTTCCCTTTCTAGAATGCCAACATCGCTTTCAACTAACTGTTCAATAAACTGTCCAAATATTGCGGCTCGTTCTCCTGCCATCAGTCTTTATCCTTTCTGAAATAGGACATATAGGCTTGGAACGAATCTACCATTATATTATAACCGATGTTGGTTATCATCAAAATATTTCTGTACCACATATGAGTGGTACTCCTTGCCAGTATGTCTGGATCTTTTTCTTTTTTCTTTCGTTTAAATTTCTTTCGTAATAATGTTTTGTCACTTATCATATTCTCGATGTATTGTGTTCTTTTTTCATTCAATACTTGTAGAGTGAGCAAGGTGGGATCAGGACCCATCACCCTCCTTGCCTTTCTCATTTTCTTTGCTAAGTGTCTAGCAATATGCAACTGTTCATGTAAAATTTCATCCAGTTCATTCATAAAAGGTCCATTGTGAATAATGCACGAACATACTTGTTAGCATCGAACACAATTCGGTTTCTTGCGAATACAACGAAACCAAAGTCGCCCTTGCTCATTGCTTCATTCATGCTTGTGCCAGTTGTCCATACATCGTCAACAACCAGACGAATAGGGTTCTTAGGGTCAGCATACTTTTCTAATGCTTTGGCTAGCTTCTCTCCTCCACGAGGAATACCATATACACGACCAAACTGGGTGCGTTCGCTAATCATCTTAGCAAGACATTCCCAATCTTCATCTGTCAAGGCGTCACACTCAATCTTCCAATCAAGTTCCTTGCCAGCATGTGAGGTGAATTTGCCGAGTTGAAATAGGTTCATTGGTTCTGCCCCTTTAGTGTAAAAAGAATCTTTCTAAATTTGTCTGAAACTTCATAGTTCTTCTGCGAACGATACTCTTGCATATATGCCTCTGAAAGAGCTATCACCATTTGGATGATTTTGTCTGTATCAGTAATCTTTTGTTCCGCCAGAGAAACTATTCGGTTCAAGTCAACCTTTTCACCTAGGTCTGCAAGACCATTCTGATATTGCGAGAGAAGATGCCTGCCATCTTCGGCAAGTATCTCTTGCTTTCTTTGTAAAAGGTCATCACGGTAATGGGTTTCCTCATTGACGCCATTCATAATAGCATTTAGAGTTACCCAATCACGCAATTTTTGTTTCCATGTCATGGTACAATCCTAATTGTTGTATCGGGATCCTGCTTTACGATCTGATATAGAGTAGCAGCATTCCCTGGAGAAAGGCGAACGCAGCCGTGAGAAGCGGGTCTGCCCAAAGCACCAACATGAGGAGTAGCGTGAATTGCATAACCACCGCTAAAAAAGATAGAGTGAGGCATTGGGGCATTGTCGAACTTCTTTGAGTAGTGCATTAGTTGAAGGGAGTAGGGGCGGAAAGTTCCAGTAGGTGTATAATAACCTCGGCGGGCAGTTGAGACGGGCCATTGATACGACCCATAATCACTATCAACCTGCATCAACT